CTTTGGGCATTTTGGATGGGTTAATGTCCCCCATCCCACGGCTGGCCATCATCTCAGCACTTGCCTTTTGCGTAGCCGCCTTTGTTCATGCCCAGAGGCTTAGAACCAGACATGGTGACTTGCTTGCCCTTGGTCTTGCCCTTGACTGCCACGCCATCACGGCTAGGAGCTGCGGTTTTGACTGAACCCATTTTGGCAGTAGTGATGCCGTTGTTTTTTGTAGCCATGTGGCCTCCTGTTGAAAATTTCTGGCCTTTGCTGGCCGTGCTGAACTCTTTGGCAACCTTTGTGGGGATGCCCACCTTCTTGGCAAACGCAGGGTTATGAGCCGCCGCGTCCATCAAATTCTTTTGTTTAAGGCTTTTCGCTGGCATCATCAGCCTTTGGCTTGGAGAAGCCTGTCAATTTTTTCTTCAAGCTTGTTAAACCGTTGGTCAATGTGGTCAGTAATGCGCTGCACTTCTGCTTTAGTAACGAAATCACGATGGCTTTCCTCTCGCGTTTTGTTGAGGAGAATGTCAAGCCGCTTGATCTCTTCGAACTTCTCTCGCACGAAGAACCAAAACCCACCCAACAGGGCGGATAGTGCGGCTGACCAGATTGTGTTGACGTCCATCAGACCATCCGTCCTTTGGTCTTACCCTTGACGCAGCAGCCGTCGGCACGTTTGGAGGCAGTCATACCGCCTTTGGCCATACCACGAGTTTCACGCTTTACTTCAGCGTCTGCTTCATCTCTAGCTTGTTTTACGCGATCCGAAGTGGCTTGCTTGGATTCGTTCTTCAGCCAGTTTTTATTCCATGATTCTTGGGCTGCGGCATCACCAATGGTTGTTTTAGCACCCCATTTACGCTCTGTTGTATTTGCCATGACTACCTCAACACTTCCAAGCCCGCAGGCTTTTGTTAATCCTCGAATTTGGATCCTTGGCGGTTTTTTCGCTCGTTAATTTCTTCTTCATCCCTTCCATACGGGCGCAGAAGGAGTCGCGGCGTTTGCCGCCCTCTGGTTGCGGAGCTTTCAGCCCGGGCTTGCCCGGGTTCGCCTTGTTGTAGGAAGCCCGACCTTTGGCGTTCAAGCCGCCTTTCTCGGATTTCCCTTCCTTGCGTTGCCATGCAGGTGACTTAGCCATAGAACACCGTGATTGCCGCTACGTTTGTCAGCACGGCATAAGGCAACGTTCTAAACACAACGCCCTCGCCGGGAATCAAAATGTATGTTGGGTTTGCGGTCGCTGCTGCGGGGGTGGCAAGCTTGATAAGAGATGTTCCGCCGTTACCGTCGGTGATCTCCAGAGTGCCAGCACTTGCGCCAGAATAGACGTAGATGGCTTTAACCCGCGTTGGCTGGTTTGTTACGCCGCCAGACGCATCTAAATACGCTGACCGTACATCATATTGCATCGTCATAATCAATCTCCTGATTTAACAGGGGCCGAAGCCCCGTTGGGTTGATTATTGGTCTGAGAAGGCAGGGGCGGTTGCGCCAACCACGGTGCCAAACACTTGCCAGTTTGTAGCGTCTTTTGCAATCACAGTGATTTGCGCAGAAGCTGGCACATTCACTTGCAATTTAGAGTTGGAGTTGCCGTCAGAGAACACAACAGAAGCTGCGCCATCGTCAGTGTCATGGAACGCCACACCGCCAATGAAGTAGTTGGTGTTTGAACCAGTGTTGATGATGAAGTCGGTGGCATCTGCCGCGCCGCCGCCATACACAAACACAAACGATGTACCGGCAACAGGGGCAGGCAGTGTGTATGTGTTGTCTTGAGTGCCGTTGGGAACAATGTTGACCATGCCGCCAGCATTTGCTGCTGCTGTCAAAGTTGCGTTGCCATCAGTTAAAGCAACGGGGGTGGCCACGATACCAGAAGCGCCCAAAGAAACTGGAGCGGTAGAAACCACGCCAGTAGTTGCGTTGATGGAGATGGTTTGGAAACCGTTTTCAGACCGTACTGGGCCGCTGAATGTTGTATTTGCCATGATTTTTTCCTTACATGCAAGTTAGCGCATCTGTCTGCATGTCGTCAGCCGGGACTGTCAGATGCACCGGAAAACCCCGGAATGGTTTGAATATACAGCAAAAGAAAAGGGGGCGCTAGCCCCCTTCCCTCAAGTCGCTTACGCGCCTGCTGAACCCCACATACCGAGAGGATCAGACCAGCCGAAGCTGTAACGCTCACGAGCTTTGTAACGGACGTTGCCGGTATCAAAGTCGCCGTCCATCGAGTTAGCCAAAGGCATACGCTCGAAGTGCTTCATGCCGTTAGGAACGTCGGTAATCAAATACCAGCCGTTTGTGTCGGTCAAGAAGTGGTTGACGGTGTAGCCTTCAGGAATTGCACCCATCTGCTTCAACGCGTTGATGTCGTTGTCAGCAGTAGAAACACGCAGTTCAGTGTCAAGCAAACGCTTGGCAACGAACATCAGTGAAGGGGGCACAACCATCTTGCGAGGCTTGGCGGCGATCAACAAACCACGCTCATCAGTCCATGCTGCGATTTGAATCACGGCATTTTCCAAGGAGGTCTCGTTCAAGTCCACACCAGTGGTGGGGCTGTTGTAGTTCACGCCACCGGAGACCAGTGGGTGACCAACACGAGAGCTGGAGCTGTTGTTACCGAACAAAGTGACACCGTCACCGCCCAAGTAAGAGCCGTTGAAACCGTTGTTGATAACGGAAGCAGCTTTAACTTGTTTGGTGTAGGCCATAGCACGGGCCAAGGCTTTGGTGTAGCGAGCAGACAAGCTGTCGTACAAGTTATCTTCGACCGCTTCTTCAGTGATCGAGAAACCCAAAGCAATGGTTTCGTGGTTGTAGCGGGCGGTGAATGCTTCTTGCGCATTGTCGTAGGAGATGGCAGAGCCTTCATTTTTGACAGGTGCGGCAGCGAAGCCAGCCAGCTTGGTTTCTTCTTCAAAGCTACGCTCTGATTTCTCAGTTTCGTAGATCTCTTTGTGCTCTTCGCCGTAGCGTGCATATTCCATGCCGAACAAAGCGTTCAAGCCGGGGAGCAACTCTTTAAGTAGTTGTGAACGTGAAATTGCCATTTTGAGTTACTCCTTATACGCCAACGGGGTTCATGTAGGAATGCACACCGAAGTTGAACTTGACCAGAACTTCTGGGTAGTTGTCGTTTGGTGTGATGATGTCCACAATCCGCATAGCGAGGGTGGTGGTGGATGCGCAGTCGCCCCAGTTGGTACCTGTGGCCAACGCAGTCTGAGACAGACCGGTTGTCGCATTACCAGTGAAGGTTGACAGTGCCGCGTTTTGGCCAATAGCGCCCAAGGCACCATAGGTCTTGCTTCCAACAACAGTAGCTGCTTGGATGGAATACAACTGATCGGGGTCATCGTTCACACGAATATACACGTCGGTGTAACCAGCAGAAATTGCGCCTGAAGGCAAGTACTGTGCGTACAAGTTTTGGCCAGTGGCTGGGCTCACATAACGCACACCAACGCACACGCCCAAGATACCAGCAGTTCCGGGAGTGGAAGTAGCAGCATACTCAGGAGCAACGGGGGTTGCAGAGATGGGGGTCACCAAACCGCTGGTCATGTACATGACAGCGCCAGTGTAGTAGGCGGCGGCGACGTTCGCATTGAGTTTGTACTCACGGATCGTGCCACCATTGAAGGACTGACCACCGATCAGATTGACCGGTTTTAGCCCGAAGGGTGTTGCGGTAGATGCCATTGAAGGACTCCTTGTTTACTTAGAACCTGAACCAAAACCCGCACCGCGACTGGTTGAAGACTTGCGGTCTGCAAACAGAGGCATGCGCGAATCATTGTTTCGCATGAAGTGGTTATCCACTGATTCCATCTGGTTCTGAGCTTGCTGGTCATAGTAGTCGTCACGGGCTCTGGCTCTTTCGGCAGGCATCTTGCAAAGCATGAGGCCACCGATCTCGACGTTACCTGTGGCAGCATTGCCAGTAATCATCAGTTCCGGATGGTCTGCTGCTTTCACCGGCTCCCAGCCATCGCGCATCTTGCGAGACACGTTGGTCGGTTCGGCCTGTCCCAAGACATGTGTAGCTACCCAACGGTAGACATATCCGGGTTCAGGTGTCGGATCGGGCAGCGCAGTCGGCGGTACGTATACAGCACGAGCTTGCTTGTCGCGTGAAACATTGTCACGAGGGGTACGGTTTTCAGCCATTTCAATTCTCCAATTTTGCTACTTGAGCAGCATACTGCTGCGGGGTTAATCCAAACTTCTTAGCCAACGCTAGTTGGGTCGTCGTTAATTGGATCTTTTTAGCTCCAGACGAACGTGTCGCTGGGGCCGCCACTGCCGCAGGCTTTTTTGGAGCATTGCCGTTCCTTGGCCTGTCTTCCGAACCACCGAACATATCGGGGAACGTTGACTTCACGCGAGCATCAATCTGCTCGAAGTACTCATCGGTGCGAGGATCGACTCCTGAGTTGACTAGTTTTTGATGCAGCCCTAGTGCAAAGCTGGTTACTTCTTCAAACCCATTCGCTCCGAACCACTGGTTTTTGGCTTGCCAGCGCAAGGTTTTTTCGTCGGCGCGAACCTGTTGGGGTTCTTGATGACGGGGTTGTACATCAGTTTCTTGCGTTTGTAAAGAGGGTGGACGGAAATTTTTTGTCTGCTCCACTTTCATCTTTGCTTCCAGCAACGCTTCTTGCGCGGCCAAAATGGCATCGGTGTCAAACGCTTCCTGTGCAGCCTTGTAATCCCGGCGGGCTTTTTCCAGTTCCGCATCTGCGGCGGTCTTGGCCATCTGGGTGTACTGCTCTGTCCCTGTCGAGACGTATTGCTTGAGGCGCTTGTTCTCCTCCAGCATCTGCTGTGCGAGACGCTCCAGCTCTTGCTTCTCACGAGCCAAGGCTTCTTTGGCCCGACGCTCGTCGTGACGGGCATGGGTCAATTCCTTGATTCGATCCTGCGCACCTCTGGTGTAGGTTTCGATCTCATCATCGGTTGGGTCTTCAACTTCCCTGTCCAGCGGTCTACGACCGCGGTCTTGGACGGGGGTATCGTCGATGACTTCAATCTCAACGTCATCCTCGTGTTCTGTCACATTGACATCTTTGCCATTGACATTAACTTCGGTTTCGTCGGGGAACTTGTATTGTTCTGCCATTCCTACTCCTTATGCGCGGGTCAGGCCGCGAGGGTCTTGCACAACAGCGTCAATCTGATCGTCGTTAATCAGTCGAAACTCTTTTCCGAAAATCTTAAAGCGCGTACCGGAATATGTACGCACGAGCACGAAGTCTCCAGCCTTGCACCACGGGCCACCGGGGAACTTGGTCTGGTCTTTGTACGCGTCTGGGCCAACCTTCAACACAAACAACACAGTTGTGGCGTGTTCTTCTTGTCTAAGGGTGGACGTTGCTTTCACAAGGTCAAGTTCAGTACCGTCAATCTTTTCAGAAATGTCAGGCACTGCGCACAACAGTTTCCAACCCGTAGGTTCTGGAAGCATTGTGGCTTTCTCTTCATCCGTTGCCTCTGGTGCTGGTGCATCAACAGGCTGGATTGCTTCAGGCAGGGCAAATTGCCCTGGTTCTAGGACGAGTTCACTCATTGGCTTTCTCCACTTTCTCAGCAAGGTCGATTAGATAACGCTCTGCGGTGGCCAGACCCTGAATGACTCCGCAAAGTTTTTGGTACTCGTCAAAGTTGCGACACATCCCACCAGCCAAGTCATCGGCGTAGTTGTTCATGTCGGTGCGTATTTGTTCGCGCAATACGCGTGCGAATTCTGAAATCATTGTTTAGGCTTCTCCTTTTGTTGTGTGGCTTGTTTAATTAAATCCAGACCCATCTGCTGACGCTGGCGCTTGAGGGCTCCTGCTTCAGACATTGCGTTGTGCTGGGCAGCTTTCTTCTGCTGCTTAATCTGGCCAGCTTTGGCCATTGCATCAATTTGAATTTTTTGTTCGGCTTGTTTGGCCTGAGCCATCTTGGCCATGCCGTCCATCTGCAAGCGTTGTTGCTCAAGCTGCAACTTGCCTTGGACTTCTTGCTGACGAAGCTGCAACTCTTGTTGTTTGATCTGCAACTCTTGCTGTTGCATCTGAACAATCGGGTCTTGCTGTTGCTGCTGCGCCTGTTGCTGTGCGGCCTGCGCTTGGCTCTGTTGAAGAACCTGTTGCGCTGCTTGGGCCATCATGGCCGACAACTGAATCTCGATCTCAGGTGGCAGCTTCTCGTCTTCTGGAGGCAAGGGCATGCCCAACTGCTGCTCGATCTTCAGCTTGTATGCGTAGCCAACGTGCTCTGCAACGTGGGCCATCATGGCTGCCTGAATCATCGGAGCCTTGGGGTTCTGGCCAACCAACTGCATGACGATTGGGTCTTGCATGGCGCTCATGTGCACCTTGATGTGTGACTCGTGGTCTTGGTAGAAGAACGCTTTGACCGGCTCGCCTTTGAGCACAGCCATGTTCTCGGCCACTGGGTCGCGGGGCTTCTGGTCGTCAGGCAGGGGCACGAGCTTGTCGGCATCCTTGATACCCAACACCTCGAGCATCCCCCGGTGCAGCTTGGGCAGGTCGTAAATCTCAGGGGCCATCTGAGCCATCTGGATAACCGCTTGGTACTGCACAACGCGTTGACTCATGGTCGCGGCATTGGGGTCGCTCACGGGGATGATGTCGATGTGTGCGTAGTCTTCCCGCTTGGCTTTGCGTGGGGCATCGCTGTCTGGGTCGTAGTCGTAGTCAGGGTCTGTGTAGTCCTTGATGATGTCGGCCAGCAGGTTCAACTCCTGCTTGAAGCTGTAGTGCATGCGGGCTTGCACGGCAGACATGATCTTGAGCTGGCGCTCGAGCAGGGCCAGTGTTGTGCCCACCGGAGCCTGTGCAGACATGTCGCTGACCTTCATGT